AAGATCGCGCCGGTCTCGAAAAATTCTCCGGGGGATATTTTCCTGAAATGTTTTTCAAGGTTTCGGTGATATTTACGAGGTATTTAATCTTTGGCATTAATCTTTCTCCTTTCAAGATAATGTTTTGTTGGGTATCCTCTTACATCTGGGTGGTTAAATACCTCCTAAACGTCACTGAAACTGATATTAATCTATCGGAAAGGAAGTGAGAAGATGGCTAAAAAGCTTGTAGCTCAAAGGGAAGCTAGGCCAAAACAGAGACCAGCTTCTACAGCCGAGGGTCGTGAGGCACAACTTATTGCTATGGCGATCGACTTGGCCGAGGAACAATTACAAAACGGAACAGCTTCTTCTCAGGTAATCACTCATTTTCTAAAGTTGGGTACTGAAAAGGAGAAGCTCGAACGACAAAAGCTCGAGATGGAAACCGAAAAGCTCAAAGCCCAGGCAGAAGCTCTCCGTTCTGCTAAACGAATGGAAGAACTCTACCAGGATGCAATCAAGGCATTCGGTATTTACAAGGGTGAAATCGATGACGACGAACACCAGTATTAAAACTTACTCTGAGTTAATCAGGTATTCAACTTTTGAAGATCGATTGAACTACTTAATGCTTCATGGTTCTGTAGGATTCGATACTTTCGGGTTTGACAGATTTTTAAATCAGGCTTTTTACAAATCTGAAGAATGGATTCAGACCAAACACAAGATTATTGTTCGAGACAATGGTTGTGATTTAGGCTTGAGAGGTTATGAGATTCCGGAAGGTGTTCACATCTTTATTCACCATCTGAATCCTATTACCGTTGACGATGTAGTCAACCATAATCCTATGTTATTAGATCCGGAGAACCTGATTTCAACAACATTTAAAACACATCAGATCATTCATTACGGTCTTCCATTGGATAGCAAACCTCGTCTGTCTATGGAACGATCAATTAATGATACTTGTCCTTGGAGGAACTAAAATGGGTACTAAAACTAGTATGGACCAAAGCATACTTGATTCTGTAAGAAAGATAATAGGTAACGGAGAACTGGATGAATTCTTTAACTCTGATCTTTGTATGGCTATTAACACTGTTCTAATGCAGGCTCATGATATGGGTCTTGTCTGTGATGATTTCTCCATCGTGGACAATACAAAAACTTGGAGAGATATTCTTTTAAAAGAAGATCAGATTAATTTACACGCTTTGATCTCGTGGACAGCATTAAGGACCAGACTTCTGTTTGATCCTCCAACTTCTTCTACATTACTTAATTCAATTAAAGAAGAAGCTCAACGATTGGAATGGTATATTTACATCACCGAAAACTACGTCGGTGAAATTTAATTTAGCTTAAACAAGCTTGGTCCTAACGGATGGCTACCGTTGGTTCTTTTGGACTATATGTAGTTGGAGCGATCCTCTCAAGCTTGTTAGCATATTTTTTGGTTTAAATCAGTGGCATTATCTAATACCGCGACTCCGATATACTATAACCAATTCAGAAATGCTGTAATGAGAGGAGAGATACCAATTTGTGAAACGATCGAAATGGAGATGCATCGCATTGATGATAATATTGCAAATCCTGGTATCTATTACGACGATAAAGCAATAGAAGGATTCATTAAGTTTTGTGAGAGGGAACTCGTCCTTACAAACGGAGGAGATTTAAAACTTCTTGATTCTTTTAAACTCTGGGCCGAAGAAATCTTTGGTTGGTATTACTTCGTAGAACGTAGCATACCAGAACCAAACGTTAATGGCCGCGGAGTACATTATGTTAAGAAATACATTAAGAAACGACTGGTAAACATTCAGTATCTAATCGTTCCAAGACGTGCAGCTAAATCTATGTATGGCGCGTGTCTTCAGGCTTATGAGCTTTTGATTGATACAGATTCTACCGGTCAGATTACAGTAGCTCCGACGATGCGTCAGGCACAGGAAGTCATTTCGCCAATCAAGTTAGCTTTGACTAGAGCTCGCGGTCCGTTCTTAAAGATGATGACCGCAGGTTCTCTTCAGAACACAACTGGCAATAGGGCAGATAGACAGAAAGTAGCTTCGACTAAAATTGGTATTCAAAACTTTCTTACAGGTTCTACCCTGGAAGTCAGACCAATGAGCATCGACAAGCTACAGGGTGGAAGAATTAAACTGGCAACATTGGATGAATGGTTGTCCGGAGACATTCGAGAGAATCCTATTAACGCTATACAGCAGGGCTGTACCAAGCAGCAGGGTGCAATCGACGATCCAAACGACTATCTGATTGTTGCAATCAGTTCAGAAGGTACAGTTCGAAACGGAATAGGTGACACAATCAAAATGGAGCTTCTTAGCATTCTCCGTGGTGATTACATTAATCCACACGTCTCAATCTTTTACTATAGACTCGATTCGATCGACGAAGTAGGAAAACCTGAGATGTGGTTAAAGGCTAATCCGAATCTAGGAAAGACAGTTACTTATGAGGACTATCAGTTGGACGTTGAGAAAGCTGAAAAGAATCCGGCTGACCGCAACGAAATCCTTGCTAAGATCTTTAATCTTCCGCTTGAAGGTTACACTTATTACTTCAGATATGAAGAGATACTCCCGCATCCAAAACGAAGTTTCAGAGGAATGCCTTGTGCTCTAGGAGCCGACTTGTCTAGGGGTGATGACTTTTGTGCTTTCACTTTCATGTTCCCTTTACGTAACGGAACCTTTGGAGTTAAGGCTCGAAGCTATATTACTTCTTATACATTCCAGAAACTACCTCTGGCATTAAGAGACAAGTATGAGACATTCATTCGAGAAGGAAGTCTTCAGATCATGGAAGGCACAGTTTTGGACATGGGAGACGTCTTTGAGGATGTAGACAATCATATAATTGAGATGCAATATGATGTACGTTCTCTCGGTTACGACCCATATAATGCAGAAACTTTCGTAAACCGTTGGGCTCAAGAAAACGGTCCTTTTGGCATTGAGAAAGTTATTCAGGGAGCTAAGACGGAGAGTGTTCCTCTCGGTGAATTGAAGAAATACGCTGAACAGAGAGCTCTAATATTCGACGAAGCTATTATGGAATTCTGTATGGGCAACTGTATTATTCTCAAAGATACTAATGGCAACAAGAAGCTTTATAAACGAGCTAGCGATGAAAAGATCGATAATGTAGCGGCTATGATGGACGCTTATGTTTCGTGGAAATTAAATCGTGAGGCGTTTGAGTAATGAACAGATATGTGTTCTATAATCCGAATCCAAGAGGTATAAAAGTAGGTGATTGCGTCATTCGAGGCTTAACCAAAGTGTTAAATATGACCTGGGATGAAGTATATACCGAAATAATGGTCAAAGGATTCGAATTAAAAGATATGCCATCAGCAAATACTGTATGGGGAGCATATCTAAAATCTAAAGGATTTAGTAGATTTACAATTCCAAATACGTGCCCTGATTGCTATACAGTTGAACAGTTCTGCTCAGATAACAATCGGGGTCTTTTTCTTTTAGCGACAGGAGCTCATGTAGTTGCTGTTGAAGATGGTTTATATTTCGATGCCTGGGATTCGGGAAATGAAATCCCAATTTATTACTGGAGAAAGGAGAAGTAATATATGGCATATTATAATCCGACATTTGCACAAAGCACTGGTTTTAATACAAATTTCAGCCAAAATTTTGGGCAAACAGTTCAAACACCACAAGTTTCGAATGTGGTTTATGTAAACGGTGAAGAAGGCGCAAATAATTATCCTGTTGCAGCTGGTAACACCGTTTTATTATTAGACTTTAATTCAAATCATTTCTGGATTAAGTCAACATCACAAAATGGAGTTTTGCAGCCTATGCGTTCGTTCAACTTTGAGGAAACAACGCCAAAGAGAGAACCGGCTAATGCTGCAGACTACGTTACAAAGAAAGAATTAAATGACCTGAAATTATATTTAGATAACCAATTCAATGGCATTAGATCTCAATTATACGGATCTACAAGAAAGGACAAATCTTATGATAAATCCAATGCTAAATAATTTAGGCGAATTAATGAAAAACTTTAATAATTTCGCTCAGCAGTTTCAAACTCAGAATAGGAATGTAACCCCACAACAGAAGGTGCAGGAGCTTCTGAATTCTGGGCAGATGACTCAGCAAGATTTCGATCAGCTTAGAGACATCGCAAACAAAATTACTGGACGGAATTATTAAACATATTTAACGGAGGAAGACAAGAGTATGGCACTTACAGATTATGGATCTGGCTTAACTGCAGCTGATGTTGCAGCAGTGACCAACAACGGAAGCAACGGCTTTGGTTTCAATGGAGACGGCGCTTGGTGGCTTCTGGTATTGTTCCTGTTCATGATGAACGGTAACACATTTGGCCGTGGCGGCTATGGAGATGGTGGTATGCAAAGAGGTTTTGATCAGCAGGCAGTTATGAGCGGTATTAATGGTTTAACATCCGCGGTTTCTAGTGGGTTCGCAAACGCTGAAGTTTCACGTTGCAATGGTAACATGAATGTTCTTCAGTCTTTGAACGGAATTGGCACTGGAATTGCAGATCTTAAGTATACTGTTGCTACCGAGAACTGTGCAGATCGTAATGAACTTTCAGCAGCACTTAGAGAAGTTATTGCTTCTAATACTGCAAACACTCAGGCTATCTTAGACAAGATGTGCCAGCAGGAGATCGAAGCAAAGAACGAAACGATCGCTCAGCTCAGAACTCAGCTTAATATGCAGAACCTGGCAGCATCTCAGAATGCTCAGACAGCTCAGATTTTAGCTAACAACGCAGCACAGACTCAGGCTCTGGAGCAGTATCTCAATCCTACTCCGATCCCTGCATATACCGTACCAAATCCGAATTGCTGCAATAACGGTTGGGGCAACTGCGGCTGCAACTAGGAGGTGGCATATGGCTGAATTCAGTGCTAATGCCATTCAAACGGTTGCTCAGAACGGAGCTGTAATTTTTACAGATGCTCCAGTTCCATGCGAAAGAGGATTTGTCAGACATAGAGATGATTCTGGCAATTTCCTTTTAAGCGGATGGACACCAAATAGATGCGGATGCTGCTGCGGAAGAAGACGTGAGGCTACTTACCTGGTAGATTTCGGAGCCAACATTTCTATTCCGGAAGGAGGAACTGTTGGTGAGATCTCTTTAGCTCTGGCAATTGATGGAACTATTATTCCTTCTAGCCAGATGGTAGTTACTCCGGCTGCTGTAGATGAAGCATTTAATGTGAGCAGAGCAATTAATGTTCAGGTTTGGAATGGTTGCTGCGAAAATGTGTCCGTTGTAAACACGAGCACACAGGCAATACAGGTAGAAAATGCTAACATCATTTTCACAAGACCTGATCTTTTAATGAGCAGATAGGAGGAGTAAATACATGGATAGTGTATTAGACAAATTAAACGAACTTGTCGAGAAAGAACTTAACAAGATCGTTTTAAAAGGAGACATTACTCCTGCCGAATTAGAAATCGCTACCAAAGCTGTTTGTTTGATTGAGAAAATCAAAATGGTAGCAGAATACAAAGCTGGTGGTTCATACTCCAGCTATAACGACAGATCTTACCGGCGATACAGAAGCTACGATGGTGATAACTATGCTATGGACCGTGAATACAATCGTTCTATGGACCGTGGCTATAGTGGGCATAGTGTGAGAGACCGAATGATTTCCCAGCTTGAAAGCACTATGATGGATGCCGCTCAGAGCGAGAGCGAAAGACGCACTATCGAGTCTTTAATTAGCCAGTTAAGTTCGGAGAAACGTTAGAAAGGTCCATTGGAGGAGAGTGAAATAAGTAGCTCTCCTCTTTTTATTTATGACTTACTATCATTCAAGTGATGCCTTATATCATCACGGTATCTTAGGTCAGAAATGGGGAATCAGACGTTTTCAGAACTCAGATGGCTCGTATACAGAAGCTGGTAAAAAACGTAGAAGAGAAGATTCTTATAGTGAGGATTATAAGAAATACGAATCCTTAAAGAAAAAATCTCCTAAAGAAATGTCAAATAATGAGCTTAAAGAATTTAATAAAAGAGCTCAACTAGAACAGGATTATCGTCGCTTAAATCCTAATGCAATTGCTAAAGGTATTGCATTTGCTGGCGCAGTTAGTGCTGCAACTATTACTCTTGTAAATCTTTATAATAATAGTTCTAATCTGATTAGAATTGGTAAAAAGATTACTAGGAGAAATGGGTGATTACTATGATCTATTATTCAAATGATTCTCTATATCATCATGGAATAAAAGGACAAAAATGGGGATTAAGACGCTTTCAGAATGAAGATGGTAGCTTAACTCCTGCTGGAAAAGAGCGATACACTTATGATAAAAAAGAAGGTATTATTGCACGCAACAAACGACTGATTAACGCTTCGAATGAAAAAAATAGAATATCTTCTCTTCATGGTAAAGAACGCGCTAAAGCGGTAAGCGAATATAGGAAAAAATATGGATTTTCTTATCAGAATGCTTCTTTATTTGGAGTGCGAGAAGCAAATCGTATAGGAAAATACGCATACAAAAAGAAATTGTCTGAAACAAAAGCGACAAGCAGATATTTGCTAAAAAAGGTAGGTGCTGGATTGGCAGTAACAGCGGCAACCAGTGCTGCAATGTATTATGCTCATACACATCCTGAACAGGTTATTCAAGCGGTATTTAAGGGTCAACAAGTAATGGATAAAGTTATTGGGCATGCTAAGATTTCTTTTGATGAATTTAAAGTTCGAATGGATCCTAATATTGTAGACGGCAAGTTCACATCTCGTGAGATCCTGGACGTTGCAGGATATTTGCCATATTCAGCGTTCAAGAGGTAACTATATGTATAGCAACGAAACTTTATGTCATCACGGTATCCTTGGACAGAAATGGGGAAGACGCAACGGTCCTCCATATCCTTTGGATGAAGGAGATCATAGTAAAAAGGAAATAAATGATGGCTGGAAAAAATCTTTAGGTTCTGGAAGAAACGAGCATTTATACGATAGAGAAGAAAAAAAAGACGGAAATAAGCAGCCTAAAAAAACGAGTAAATTAGATAGATACTTGAAATCTAAGTATAAACTAACTAATGAGCAATTAGATAAGTATAAAAAAACGGCTGCTATATTAGGTGTATCTTTGGCTGCTACAGCTGGTGTATTAGCTGTAGCATATACAATTAACAACAAAAAATCTTCGATTGATTTAAACATTAATGCATCAACTTTAACCGGAAATGATGACGCTATAAATAGAGGGAAGGATTTTATACAAAAGCATATAACCGAAGGATATGATGCTTCCGCTCTTTATGGTCGTTCTACTACAACGTCTGTTGATAGCATTAATAATACATTGCTTGTTGGAGATCCTGTTGGTAGAGCTGCCAGATTACATGGTTACGATACAGTGAGAGACGGATATTCGCTATTACATTCAGCAGTTCCAATTAAAAATCCTTATACTTTAGCTCAAGATTGTATCGTTAATCAAAGAACTTATAGCACGACATTGGACAGAAGGTTATCTTGTTGGAGCGGATCACATAGTTATTTGTTAAGTAGACTTACAGGAAATCAATATTGTTCAAGAAACTATCAAAATTTAGTCGAATTTAATTCATTTGGAAGTTTATATAATAGAAAAATGGATATAGTTGACTTATTTGGAAATAAAGCAAACGACTTTGTAGGTGAATTTGGTAAAAACAAAGGTTCTAAAATATCCGGATCTTCTGATGTAATAAAAATGATAGATTCTATATATAGTAATTTCAATAAACCAAACGCTAAAGATGGTAGCATCGTTGGCTTTATCGATGCTGCATATAGAAGCACAACATGTACGCATCAATGGAACTTTGAAATTAGTAATAATGGAATATTATCTATGATAGACACATGGTCTGGTGAAAAATACAATGTCGCTGCTAGAAACACTAATGGCCAGATTAAATACGATAGTGATAATTTTGGTAAACTTCTTAATGAAATGTATCATTATAATCGTGAGTCTTTTAGAATGTATTCTCCATCGTTGGACGATTTAAATCTTGATAAACTGTCGCAAATTGTTTTAGCAAAAATTAAATAATAGCTAACGTCTTTATTTTTTCGTAGACTATTATAGAAAGGATAAAGAGGTGATGGTTATTGATTAAAATACAATTTTATTCAAAAGATTGGCCCAAAATAGAATACACTATAAATCATGAATATGGTAAATACCGATTTTTATATTTAGAAATGCCTGATTTAAAAAATCGAGTTACTGAATTATGGTTTAAATATATTCTTGATGAGCAAAAATTTGATGAAATGATTTTGTCGTTAAACAAACAAAAAATAATCGTTTCTAAGAAGAAAGAATCTGAATGATTCTTTTCTTTTTCATGTTCTCTTATAGAAAGAAGGGAAACTATTATGGAAAAGAAAAGAGCAAAAGTTCAAGTTATTAATGGTGACTGGGAAATTAAAAAATACAAAATTAAAAAGAGACTAAATGAATTAAAAATAATTGCAAAAGAAAATGCTAAACCATGCGCTTATTGCTTTATGTTTGGAGCAGGAATAGCAACAGTATATTTCGTTAAAGAACAATTATGAGACTTCAAAGTCTCTTTTTTTTACGAGGAGATTCTTATGGAAAATACACTTTATCATCATGGTGTTTTGGGTCAAAAATGGGGGATCAGACGCTATCAGAATTATGATGGAACTTATACACAGGCAGGCTTAAAACGCTATAACAAATCTAAAGAGATTTATGAAAAAAGAAAAAGCGAGTATAAGGAATTAAAGAAAGATCGGTCTGTTTCTAACTACGATAAGAAGTATGCTAAAGCTAAAATTAAAGAAGCTAAACGTCAGATGAATAAAGATTATAAGCACCTTGCACTTGACAAAAAAGGTGACGAAGGAAAAATCTTATATGCTCAGGGAAAGCGAATTACTAGTAATCGTCAAACTACATACATGATTGCTAAAATGGCTTCTTTAGCAAGCGTAGGTGCTGAATACGCAAGGCATTACGGATATATGGATACTAAAACAGCTAGAACCATACAATATGTTTCTGCTGGAGCAACCGTTGTTTCTGCACTAAAAGGACTGTTGGATGAAATTCCAAATAGTAAACTTCGTGCTTACTATTCTCATACTTCGCATTATTAGGAGAACCAAATTATGACTACATATATTTATTATGGAGATACTCTTTACCATCATGGCATCAAAGGTCAGAAATGGGGAATAAGAAGATGGCAAAATGAAGACGGCAGTTTAACTTCTGCTGGTAGAGAACACTATGGTTATGGCTTATTTGGAGCTTATAAGCTTCGAAATGCTGAACGAATAACCAATCGTGATCAATATAAAAAAGAACGTAAAGCCGCAAAGGAAAAATACAAAGCTGCTAAAAATGCAAGTTATGATCGAGAAAGCAAGTTTGAAACAGACGTTGAAAAGAATTATAAAAGAGGTCAAAAACTTACAGATAAAGATCTTAAGAAAGAACAAGATTTTTATGCAAAAGAGGCAGCAAAAAGAGCTGAAGCAAAAGCTAGATATAAGCAAGAAAAGAAAGCGGCGATTAAGAATTATCTTAATAGAGATACTGATTCAGCTAATAGAGCGATTAATAATATTTCTTATAAGAATATTGCTACATTGGCAATTGCTGGTGTAGCTGCTCAATCTGCAGGTATTTTATTACAAAAATATGGAACTTCAACAGGTGCTCAATATGTTGGAGCTGCTCTCCAAGGCTTGGGACAGGGCACAACCATTGCTTCTATTAGTAATGCTGCATATAAATACAAGCATGATGTAGATTATAAGAAAAAGAAATAATACATAGGAGGTAGGATATGCCAACATTCGGCGATAGGCTAACCCATGCGTGGAATGCCTTCATGAATAGGGATCCAACTCCTACTATTAACTATGGGGAAGTATCCTATTCTAATCCTGTCCGAACTCGTCCTTTACGTGGAACTGATCGAAGCATTGTCTCATCTATTTACACAAGATTGTCAATGGATGTAGCAGCAATCGCAATCAAACATGTAAAGATTGACAAAAACGGTGGGTATGTAGAAGATGTAGATTCATACTTGAACAACTGCCTCACAGTCGAAGCAAACAAAGACCAGACATCACGTGCTTTCATACAGAACGTGGTCATGGAAATGCTTGAAGAAGGCTGCGTAGCGATCGTTCCGGTTGATACCACAGAGAATCCAAATGTAACTGGCAGCTACGACATCAAGACGATGCGTACTGCTAAGGTTTTGGAGTGGGCTCCGGACAATATTCGAGTACAGATCTATAACGATCGTCTCGGAAAGTTTGAAGAACTTTGGGTTCCGAAACGAAATGCTGCCATAATTCAAAATCCGTTCTATTCAATCATGAATGAGCCTAACTCAACACTACAGAGGCTGATTCGAAAATTGAATCTTTTGGATGGAGTTGATGAACAAAGCAGCTCTGGTAAACTGGATCTCATTATTCAGTTGCCATATGTAATCAAATCAGAAGCTAGACGAACACAGGCAGAGCAAAGACGAAAAGAAATCGAGATGCAACTCGAAGGTTCTAAATTCGGCATTGCTTACACTGATGGTACAGAAAAGATAGTTCAGTTAAATAGACCGGTTGAGAATAACTTACTCAAATCAATCGAGTATCTCACCAATCAGGTCTACGCTCAGATAGGTATTACAGAAGAAATTCTAAACGGTAAGGCTGATGAGCAGACAATGACTAATTATTACAACCAGGCCATCGAACCTTTAATCTCAGCTATTCGAGATGAATATTACAGAAAGTTCTTAACAAAAACAGCAAGATCGCAAATGCAATCGATCTTATTCTTTAGACAGCCATTCAAGCTTGTACCAGTATCTGCAATTGCTGAAATCGCTGACAAGTTCACTCGTAATGAGATTATGTCACCGAATGAGGTAAGACAGGTGGTTGGCTTGAAACCTGATCCGGATCCTGAATCTGACAAACTTAGAAACAGGAACTTGAACAAGTCTACTGAGCAGATCGAGGAAGATCTTGGACAGCAAAGTCAGGAAGTACCAGAGTTACCGGTAGCTGACGATGCTTCTGTTAAGTAGATTCGAAGGAGAAATCAAAATGAAGAAGAATTACGATTTTTCTGGATGGGCTACTAGAAACGACTTGAAGTGCGCTGACGGCAGAACAATCAGAGCGAACGCTTTTGCCGATCAGAACGGAAAGATCGTTCCTCTTGTATGGAACCATAATCACGGTGATCTTGATGAAGTCATTGGACACGCTCTTTTAGAGAACAGACCCGAAGGAGTGTATACATATGGCTTTTTTAATGACACTGAGAAGGGCAGAAATGCCAAACTTATGGTCCAGCATGGAGATTTAACGGCTCTTTCTATTTGTGCAAACAAGTTGAAACAGGACGGCGGTAATGTCTTGCATGGCATTATACGTGAAGTAAGTTTGGTTCTAGCGGGTGCTAATCCAGGCGCTTACATCGATACCGTTATGGCTCATGCCGACGGATCTGACGAAGAAGCGATCATCTACACAGGTGACTATCTTGTACATTCAGAACCGGAAGATGAAGTAGAAATTCCGGAAGAAGAACCAAAAGAAGAAACTGTGTCTGAAAACAGTGAAGATACTGTAGAACATGCTGCTGGCGATGATAGCTTAAAGGCTGAACTTGCAGCGAAACAACCAAAAGAAGGAGATAAAATGCCAGAAAAAGAAAAGACTGTTCAGGATGTTATTGACTCTATGACCGAAGAACAGAAGGATGTCATGTACGCTTTAGTCGGCATGGCTGCTGAAGATAAAGAAGAGTCAAGCGATAAAGGAGACGAAGAAATGGATCACAACTTATTTTCTAACGAAGGTGGCGACGATATGATCATGCATGCTGAAATCGAAGAAGCTATGAAGGATGCGAAGAGATACGGTTCTATGAGAGAATCTTTCATCGAACACGGTCTTGGAGACGTTACTTCTTTAGAGCACACTGCTATGAACAATGTTCAGAACCTCGGCTACTTATTCCCGGATTACAAGAACGTTAATAGTGGCGTTCCGTTCATCAACACCAATCCTTCCGGCTGGATTTCAGTTGTAAACAACGGTGTTCATCACACTCCGTTTGCTAAGATCAAAATGGTCTTTGCTGACATCACCATGGACACTGCTCGTGCAAAAGGTTATCTTAAGGGTAACAAGAAGGTTGAAGAAGTCTTCAGGCTCTTAAAGAGAGAAGTTGGTCCAACCACGATCTATAAGAAGCAGGGCTTCGATAGAGACGATCTGATCGACATCACCGATCTGGATGTTGTTGCATGGATCAAGGGCGAAATGCGAATCAAGCTGGATGAGGAAAGAGCTCGTGCTTACCTGTTCGGTGATGGCAGAGGCGCTCAGGATAATGACAAGATCAACGAAGCTGCAATCATTCCGGTCATCAAGGATACTGATCAGAACCTCTATGCTATGAAGTTTGATGTCACTCCGAATGCCAACGAGACCATTCCGCATGCAATTAGCAGAACTATGGTCAAGGCTATGGATAGCTACGAAGGTTCCGGCAATGTCACTCTGTTCTTATCTGCAGGTATCGTTTCTGATATGCTCTTAGAAGAAGATCAGATCGGTCACAGACTTCACAAGAACCTGACCGACTTAGCTGCATACCTCGGTGTTGAAAAGGTTGTCAAGGTTCCTGCAAACGTTATTCCGGCAGGTTTCTACGGTTGTGCTCTTGACCTGAAAGACTACAATGTCGGTGCTAACAAGGGTGGCCAGGTCAACCTGTTCGATGACTTCGATATCGACTACAACCAGTACAAGTACCTGATCGAAACTCGTTGCTCCGGTGCTTTAACTCTGCCTCACTCTGCCATCGTTTTAGCTGTGCCTTCTAATAACGCAGGCGAATAATAATGGCTAAGTGGTATGGACGGATCGGCTTTGCCGAGACGAGAGAAACTGATCTTGACGAATGGACTGAGGTAATTATTGAGAGACCTTATCCTGGTGATATTCTCTCAATTTCAAGGTCTATGCAAACGGGAAGTGAAATTAATAATGACATTACCATTAGCAATAAGATCAGTTTCCTCACTGATCCATACGCAAGAGAAAACTTTCATAATATTCGATATGCAACATACATGGGCGTAAGATGGAGAGTGACTAGTATCGAGGTGCAGTATCCTAGGCTCACAATGACGCTTGGAGGTGTTTGGACAGATGAGAGATAGAAAAGAACTATCACCGATTCTGCATGCCATTATGGCATCTAAATACCAGACATTTAAGGTGTATTGGCAGAAGCCAAACAGCTCTAACACCACGTATCCGTGCATTATATATTCCATGGATACAATTAATACGGACCATGCAGACAATACAGCATATCGAAATCTTCGCTTATATTCGATTACATTAATCGGTAAAGAACCTGATAACGACGATCTGATCGAGCAGCTATTGGCTCTACCATACTGCACCTTCGATCGTCGTTTTATTAATGACAATCTTTATCACGATGTATTCAACTTATATTTTTAATTTGGAGGAAATAATTAATGCCTGAAAGAATCGTTTGGGATCAGGTCGGTGAGAAAATTTACGAAACCGGCATTGACCAGGGTGTATTATACATCCCTAATAGTGATAACGAATACGTGAACGGCGTGGCATGGAATGGTCTCTTAGGTTTCGATGAGAATCCTTCCGGCGCTGAAGCTACGAAACTTTGGGCTGATAACATTAACTATGCAACAATGTTCTCAGCTGAAGAATACGGTGGCACGATCAGAGCTTATACTTATCCGGATGAATTCGAGCAGTGCGATGGTTCCGCAGAACTGGTTGCAGGTGCTTCTGTTCGTCAGCAGGAAAGAAAAGTCTTTGGTTTCTGCTACAGAACTAAGGTCGGTAATGATATTGCCGGTGACGACTTCGGTTACAAGCTGCACTTGGTTTATGGTTGCAAGGCTTCTCCTTCTGCTCAGACTCATGACACTGTCAATGACTCACCTGCAGCAGTCGAATTCTCTTGGGAAGTTTCTTGTACTCCGGTTCCTGTAACTGGTTTAAAGCCGACTTGTGTTGTTGAAATCGACTCTACTAAGTTTACAGATGCTAATAAGGCTAAGTTAACGGCTTTGGAAGATATTCTTTACGGTAGCTCCCAAGCTGCTGCAAGACTTCCTTTACCGGACGAAATTAAGAACGAGATCTTAAAGTAATTTAACTAAAGGCCTCTGAAATATGGGGCCTTTTTCTTTTTGGAAAGGAGAAAAAGATGTTAAAGAAAACAATTAAGTACGTCGATTACGACGGAAATGAAAGAACTGAAGACTTCTACTTCAATCTTAATGAAGCTGAGCTGACTGAACTCAGACTTTCCCGTAATGGTGGCATTGAAAAGATGCTTGAGCGTATTGTAAAGGAACAGGATGCTCCATCTATCATCGCCACTGTTAAGGAGATTCTTCTCAGGGCTTATGGTGAGAAATCTGATGACGGTAAGACTTTCATGAAGTCACCTGAAATCTCTCATAAGTTCGAATGCACAGAAGCATACAACGATCTGTTCATGGAGATCTGTTCAAGCCCGGAATCAGCAGCCAACTTCTTTAATGCATTACTGCCAGCTAAGCTCCAGAAGGCTATTGCCGAGGAAGAAGCTAAGCGTAAAGCAGCTGAAAATGCTCAAAATTAAGATTCCGAAGAGAGAACAGTTTAACGAAGAGACAAATCAGTTCTTTTATTATCCGGATCGAGACATAGATCTACAGTTGGAGCATTCATTGCTTTCGGTTTCTAAGTGGGAATCAAAATGGCATAAGCCTTTTCTTAATTCAAGGGATCAGCTGACAGATGTCGAGCTTATTGATTACATTCGATGCATGACTTTGAACACAGTCAATGATCCTGAGATCTATAAGTATCTCACAAGAGAAAATATTAAAGAGATTTCCGATTACATTGGAGATCCGATGACTGCTACAACCTTTAGGAATGATGGAGACAAGAAAAGCAGGGAAATTATTACAAGTGAGATCATCTATTATTGGATGGTTTCTTTTCAGATCCCATTTGAGTGTCAGAAATGGCATTTAAATCGTCTCATCACATTAATTCGAGTCTGTTCCGAGAAGAACGCTCCGAAGAAAAAGATGAAGACAAGTGACATCATTGCTAGAAACAGAGCTCTTAACAAGGCTCGGAGACAAAGACTAAACTCGAGAGGTTAAACCATGATCAGAGTTTCGGTTAAGGGTGATTTGAAGAAAACAAATTCATTTTTAGAGAAGTGCGCCAACATATTTAAACTTGGTATTCTCGATAAGTACGGTCGTAGAGGAGTCGATGCATTGCGAGCAGCTACTCCAAAGGATACTGGTGAGACAGCGAACGCCTGGTATTATCGCATTGTCAGAAACCGGAAGGGGACAGCTATTGAATGGCTTAACTCTTCTGAGAACGAAGGTATCCCGATCGTAATTCTTTTGCAATATGGTCACGGGTTTTATGGCGGAGGTTACTACGAGGGCCTTGACTTCATAAATCCTGCCATGAAGCCGATATTTGAACAGATTGCAGATGACGCATGGAGGGAGTTGACGGATGGCTAGAACTATTGACGAACGAATTGTTCAAATGACATTCAATAATCAAGAGTTTGAACGTAGGGCAAGTACTACCATTTCAACTCTCGGAAAATTGACACAAGCGTTGGATCCAAGAAAGCTTTCCAATTCGTTTATTGGATTGCAGAGCGTTACAAACAACCTCGATTTTAGTGGTGTTAGAACTGCTTTAGACGGTGTTTCTAATGGCTTTAGTGTCATGGAACAGATTGCTGTAGGAGCATTAAGACGAGTTGGAGATGCCATAGCCGGACAATTACTTAGTGGCTTAAGCAAAGTTAAATCAACTATTGACTCAATGACCACACAACAGATTGGTCAGGGTTTTCAGAAGTATAATGACTTAACCTCATCTGTTCAGACGCTTGTCAACTCGACTGGCAAATCAGTAGACGAGATCGACGGATATTTGAAGCGCTTAATGTGGTATTCAGATGAAACTTCATTTGGTTTCACTGATATGACTAAAGCTTTAGGTACCATGGTTTCCGCTGGTGGTGATATTGATACCTTAATACCAATGCTGATGGGTATTGGTAATGCTACTGCTTATGCCGGTAAAGGCGCTTCAGAATTTCAAAGAGTTATCTATAACTTAAACCAGTCATATTCAAGCGGATTCTTGAATACTATGGACTGGAGATCAATTGAATTGGCAGGCGTCGATTCCAAGCAATTAAAAGAACAGTTACTTGGTGTTGCAGTTGCCATGGGCAAAGTTGACAAAAGTAAGGCTACTCTATCTAATTTTAGAGACTTGTTGTCAGACAAAGTGTTTACCAGAGAAGTCATGGAAAAGGCTTTTAGTAGCTTTGCTGAAATGACTTTGGAAGCTGAAAAACTTGTATCTGAAGGAAAATTTGATACCGCAGCAGAAGCTATTGATTCTCTATCTGGAAAGTATGAAGAATTTGCTGAACGTGCGTTCAGATCTGCTCAGGAAGCTAAGTCATTCAAAGAAGCTATCGAAGCCACTCAGGACGCTGTGTCATCTGGTTGGATGCAATCGTTTCAACTTATATTTGGTGATTACAACGAATCGAAAGCTCTCTGGACAGATTTAACTAATACCTTCTGGGACATATTTGCAGCTGGTGCTGGTAGGAGAAACTCTATTCTTGAAGCTTGGACTGATATTTGGGACAAAAGAGTAAATCGGCCAAATATTAATTCAGCTGCTGACTATGAAGAATGGCAGAAAGTAACGCCATATCTTACTCAAACGCAAGCTTTATTAGATGCTATTTCGCAAGCTGTTTTAGCTATCAGAGATTCTATATCGGATACTTTTAGATCAATATTTCCAATCCATACAATTTTGGATAAAGATGGTAAAGCTGTTGAAGATTATTCGTACATTGCAGAGAAAATCTATAATACAATCGAAAACATTAGAAACTTATTCATTAGCATTAAAGAAGTTGGAATAGAAAGTGACTTTGCAGTTGCTTTACGAAACAATTTCAGAGGCTTATTGGAAGTAATTAAGACTCTTATTACTTATGTAAAGACTTTTAATGAATTCTTTATTAAACCTCTTGCTGAACGATTGAAACCTGTTGCTGACCAATTGGTCGGTATATTTAACAAACTAGGAAAGATTGTTCAAAACACAGCAAGAAATGCTAGGTCAGATATGTCTCCATTTGAGAAATTCTTGACTAATCTGCTTAATATTTTGCAGCCAATAATCAATCTAGTAGAAAAGTTACTTGACTGGATTAATAAACTGCTCGAAGGAACATCATCAATTAATATATTTGATGGAATATTCACTTCAATAGGAAAAGCTGTTGAATTTGTAGCAAAAGTAGTCAATGGATCTGTTTCTATCTTTGAAAAAATAGGAAGCGTTTTGAGCAACATTCTTCCGAAGATTAAAGATAGTATTTCTACATTCTTAACTTCACATGGAGCAGATGTCTCAAAGCTTGCAGAAGGTGGCTTCTTAGGTGTATTGGCTTATGGACTTACAACTGTAATAAAGAAATTCAAAGACTTCGACATTAAAGATCTTGCCAAGAATTTCACAGGTGGATTAGCAGACGGTATAAAAGATGTATTCACAAATCTTTCTGATGGAATTAAAAACCTTTTAGGTGGCGGTGGTTCTAACACTACTGCTTTAAAAGCAATGGCTGATGCAATTATGGAACTTGCATTGGCGCTCTTGGTAATGTCACTTGTAGACGCTGATAAGATCGTTGGTGGTCTTACTGGGCTTGGTGTTGCATTAGCAGAGGCTATAGGAGCTATCTCAATTCTCAATGGAATGAAAGTAAACAAGGCTGCAACCAAAGCTTTGAAGAGCATTGCATTCGCTATTTTAGAATTGTCTGTAGCAATCAAAATCATGTCTGGAATTGATCCTTTAGGCATGGCTGTAGCTCTTGTTGGCTTAGGCGTTGCTCTTGGTGAGCTTGCAGTATTCATGTCAATCATGAGTGTTACAGCTAAAGATTTCACCGGAGGCGGTGCTAAGGGCATTGCTAAGATATTAACTCAATTAGGTTTAGCTTTAATTGAGATTTCTATAGCATTGAAGATCATGTCTACGCTTGATTCTCAAGGTTTAAAGACTTCTTTAATCGCTATGGGTGCTACTTTAGCTGGAATTTCTGCCTTTGTTGTCTTGATTGACAAGTTTACAGGCAATGGCGCATTTGCTAAGATTGCAACTCTTGGTCCTACAATGATTGGACTTGGTTTTGCATTAATAGAGATAGCTGCGGCATTAAAACTCTTATCAACAATCGATGGCGATGCAATGAAAACTGCTCTAGAAGCTATGCTGCTTGCTTTGACCGAGATCGGAGCATTCATTGTACTTGTTTCCAATCTAACAAAAGGCGGACCAGCAGGTTTCCTTGCAATCTCTGCAGGTCTTCTGATAATGTCAGCAGCAATAGGGGCTTTAACGATTGCTCTTATTGCAATGTCGGCAGTTGGATGGGATGGCTTGAAAGGCGGCCTTAAGACAATGGCTGTAATGATGGCTATTTTAGCTGGAAGTGCAGTTGTTTTGGGTATAATTTCACCGTTAATGCTTGCAGCAGCTTTAGCTATGACAGCATTTGGTGCATCACTTTATGTCATATCTGCTGCAATGTTAAAAGCGATAGCAGCATTTACCGCATTTAAACTAATAGGATCAGACTTTGTCGGTTCTATTGTTGATGTTCTTACCGATGCCTTTGCTGCAATTATTGCAATCTTACCTTCGTTTATATTAGGCATTGTCGAAGCTGTAATCGGTATGGCTGGAAAACTCATTGAGCTTGTAAGTACACTTATTCAAGTTGTTCTTACAGCAGTTAATGAGAATCTTCCAGGCATACTTGATAGCTTAATCACATTTATTGGAAGTGTCTTAGAAGGTCTTGGAAACGCTATGGATACATGGGTTCCATTGCTCTTTGATTTGGCATTTGGCTTGATAAATGGACTGATTACGCAGCTTAGATTAAATCTTCCAACACTGCTCGAGAATCTGTTTGGTTTGCTCATTGACGCAATTAACGGCTTAGCGAACCTTATTAGATCCGGTGGTGGTGAACTTGGTGCTGCCTTAGGCAATCTTGCTAGTGCTCTTATTGAAGGTATCTTCGGAGCAATTGGAGGACTTGTAGGTGGTTTAGCAGATGGCGTAGTTAGCATTGGCGAAGGTCTCTGGAACGGTGCTAAATCCCTTTGGGGAACTCTATTCGGAGGTGAAACTCAGACTGAAGAGCAGACTGAAACCGGTGCTGCTATTGTCGATAATGTCACCACAGGTATGGACGAGAACAAACAAGTCGCATATGACAAGGCTGACGAAATCGGTTTTGAAACCGCCAAAGAAATGGAAGA